AGCTTGTCTTACCCTTGTTCTTCCTGCAAAAATACCTCCAAAAACATCAGCAGTCATTCCTAAAGAAACGTTAGCTGCAGGTTGTGCGCTAACAGTAGCTGAAGTTATTGTTAAAAAAGCACCTGTAGTTCCAGAAGTTGTCGTAGCCGAACCTGGTAAGGTAATTACTTCGGTAAGAGCATCTCCGTTTTCATCTGTTCCAACAATAGTTACTGTGATTGAAGACTCGTCTCCAAGAGTAGTCGCAGTAATTTTTCTAGCAGTATTAGTTCCAAAAGAAGTATTTGCTAAAGTAAAAGTTGTTGTTGGTCTAGCAGCCGCAGCAACATACGTATTAGAAGAAGCATTCGAGTCGATAAAAGTTTTCGACTTTACGTCACCCATGTACATATTTATTCTCCTATAGTTTGTGGCTCCCGAAGGAGCCACTAATTAATTATTACGCTATTGTTGCAATAGGAGTTGATAAAGTCTCAGCTTTATAAGTTGAGTTAGTACCATCATCCTTAATGCAAGTTAATTTTACTCTTGCGTTCACAGCAGTTGTTGCTGGTAAAGTTAAAGTGTCACCTGCAACATCACTTGCTGGGTTAGCAGCTGTTCCACCCATTAATGAAAGAGCACCAAAGAAATTTGATACACCTGAACCAGGTAAAACAAAAGTAACAGTTTTTCCAGAAGCTACAGCAGTTGTCACAAAAAACTCGTAAGTGTTTCCAACGTTTGCTGTACTTAAAGCAGGCATGTTAACAACAATATCATCTGTTCCATCAACTTCAAAAATTGTTCCTGATTGAGCAGTGGTTAAAGTCGTAGTAACAGCAGCACCTGTGTTAAGAGTTGTGTTATCTACAGTCGTTCTAAAGTTAGGTCTAGTATCATATGTAGCTTCGACTGTAATAGCTCCTGTTGAACTATTTTTTGTTATTTGTTCAAAACCATTTTCCGATCGGACTGGTCCCGAAAAAGTTGTATTTGCCATAATATTCTCCTTTGTATAGCATTGATTATGTAGTCTCTATACCGTCTGCCTAGCCAGTCTACATAATAATTTATTTCTAGGTCTTTTCATTATACATAAAAAAAGGGGCGATGTGAACACCGCCCCTTAATGTAAAATATTAATGCTATTTATTAGCTAGTTGGTAGATTTCCATTACCAAATATACATCTTGGATCTGAGAATCCAAAAGAGTATCTTTCTCTAGCTTTAAATCTCATGTTACCTGTATCGAAGTCACCTTCCATTGCAGTCTTGATTGGTGATCTAACGAACATTTTTAGTCCATTAGGCACATCAGTCAATAAGAAGTATGAGTCTGTGTCAGTTAAAAAGTTATTAACTCTGTAACCTTCAGGAACCATACCCATGTTATTGATCGCATTGATGTCATTATCAGCAGTTCCAACTCTCATCGGAGACTTCATGATTCTCTCAGCAGTAAATTGTAATTCTTTTGGAATTATCATTTTTCTACCTTGAGCTGCGATTTTAAGACCTCTTTCGTCTACAAATCCCGCAATGTCAATCAATGATTGCTCAAGAGAAGTTTCGTTAAGGTCTGCAGCTACTGAAAGTACATTCGAGAATGTACCACCTGTTGCAAGTGGGTGTGAGTTATTAATTAATGATACTCCATCACCACCTGTTACAGCAGTAAATTGTGCTTGGTTAAGCACGTTTGCAGCTTTAACTTGCTTCGTGTTTGACATAGATCTTGCAAGAGCTCTTGTGTATCTTGCAGCTAATCTGTCATATAGGTTATCTTCGATAGCTTCCTCAGTGATAGAGAATGCTAATGCGATTGTTTCGTGATTGTATCTTGCTGTGAAAGTTTCACCTGCTTGATCAAACACTACTCCAGCACCTTCTTGTTTAACTGGTGCAGAAGCAAAACCGCTTAACATTACTTCCTCTTCGAAAGCCCTGTCAGATGTTTCAGTCGCAAAAATTTCAGCATGCTGATTTTCATAACGACTATATTCCAGGCCGAATAAAGCATTCAAACCTGGCTCTAGTTCTTTAACTAGTTGTGATCGTGATATCGCCATAGTTATTCTCCTTTATTACGCTATACCTGTACCACTTCTAAAGAAGTGATTGTTGATTCTAACAAGAACATTTGCGTTAGCTGATCCTGTGTCAGAGTTGTCTGGGTCTTGCGAAATATCAATCGCTTGAATTGCGAAAGTAGTTGCAGTTCCAGAAACACTTACATCAAGTTGCTGTTTAGATATTCCTGTTTGTGTTACACCAGTAGTGTTTGTAACAGAGTAGTTCTTGTACAAATCTGCTCTAGTGAAAGCCTCATCAGCATCAATTAAGAATACTGCATCAGGATCATCGATTACAAATGCAGTAATGTCACTTGCAGCGATTCCACCTGGATAGTAATTACTATATGTAGGCTTTTGAGTAGTTGGATCTGTATAAAAACATCCGTTGAAAACGCCAATAACAGCATCTGATGTATTCGGGCCATGTCTTTGAATATTTCCAGTTCCTAATGGTTCAACCATTTCTCCTTGGAAAATCGCATCTGAATAGCCTGAAGCAATCGTATATCTGTTTTGAGCTCCTACTAATGGTGTTCCGTCTAGTTTTCTGTACGGTCTTAGACCGAACTTTTCTGCTACGTTAGCCATAGTTGTTTTTCTCCTTAATGTTAATAATCCAAGCTATCTCGGGTAGGTAATGCAAAAAAATTATTTTTTACGACTACCACCAAAGGTAACTCTTGACTGCCTATCAATATTGATTGGCATGTCAGGGTGTTGTTCCTTCATAAGATCCCTATCAATCGCGTCTGTTCTGTCTTGAGTTATTCTTCTAAAATACTCAGCACGTTGTTTCAAAATCTCTTCTGGTATCCTTGCCAACACAAGGCCACCAATTCCGATGAGCCCAGCATGTTTGCCTTCATGGATAACAGGATAATCATTTTCACCGATCTCACTTAAAATGGTTTCGGCTTTAACGAATTCCCAACCCTCTCGAAGTTTCTTAGACACATTTCCTGGGTCTTCAAAACCTGCAGTGTGGGTTCTTATCCATCTGTGCGCATAACCTTGCGGTGCAGCTGGCGCATCCAAACTGGATGGTGGAGTCCAATCTTTCTTTCTAGCTTTTTTAATTCTAGTTTCAGACTCGCGTGAAGTTTTTACTTTTTCCATGTTATACTCCTTCCTTCACGTATTTAGCGTATTCCTCTAGTGGCACCCCTAATTTCTTAGCGATAACTACCTGTGATTTGGTGAGTTTCACAGACTTGCGTCCTCCGGCTCTACGACTTACTGAGGCAACGTTTTGGACGGGTTCTTTTGAAACCACAGTTTTTTCAGTCGTGTCGGCAAATTTCTGAGGGAAATATTCCTTCATACGTTTGTTAATTTGATTATAGTACTCGTCACTTTCTGCGTCAATTCCCTGCTGTATTATCTCGTCATGTATTCCCATTGCAGCAGAAGTCATTACTCTATCACTTCCAAACCATTCATTTTCAGAAGCCCATTCTTGAGCTCTTCGACTAATTTGGGGTTGTTCTTGAGTAATTTCTTGTGGTTTTGACTCAGCTTCTTTTTTCTTTGACTCTTTTTCACCCAAAGTCATAGAAACTTTTTCTTTCTCGACAGCTAATTTAGTTAGCTTATCCTGAGCTTCTGTAATTTGTTCAGGATCTTGAGAATCAAATGCAGCTTTTAATGCAGCTTTAGCTTTGTCTCTTTCTGCATCAATCCTTGCATCATATTCCTTAAGATAATTTGTATCAACTTCATCATACTTTTCTTGAGCAGTTTCATACTTATTCTTAAGACCTTTCGCATATTCAACAGCAGCTTTTTCTCTTCTTTCTGCCTCTCTTATTTGAAAAGTTAGTTTTTTAATTCTTTTTTGAACTTTATCAGAATAATCTTGAAGACCATCATCTTCTTTTTCTTCTTTTTGTTCAAATTTTGGTTTTGTTTCTTCTACAGGCTCAGCAACTTGTTCGTTTTGTTTTGCTTCCTGTAAAAGTTCTTTTGCAGTTTTACCACCTTGGCTCACATCTACGTAACCAAGATCAACTTCTTCTTTTTTTTCAAAGCTTTCATTTCCAACTTCTGGAGATTCTACAGAAATAGTTTCTTCTTTAACTCCATCAGTGTCTAATTCAACTTCGCTATTTTTTGTTTCTTCAGCCATTTGTCCTCCTTAATAATGGTGCAAAATATCGTTCGGATCACTAATTGTAGAAATGACTTCATCATCATTTAAAACTCTTACTTCTCCTCCGTCT